AGTGATAAAGACGCTGACGGTAATTACTTAACAGCAACCATGTACGGCTCAGTCGCCACTCCTATGGAAGAGGGTGCTGAATTTGTAGCATACAACTCAATTACCAAAGACTGGTGTAAGTCAAAGGTCTTGGCTAGTATGGGCAAGACAGAAGAAGAACTGAAAGCTGCTCTTGACGCAGATATTGCAGAACAGAAGACGCCATCAATCCTCACCGGAACACCATCTAGCTGGTAGTGTAGATGAAGCTGACAATGGAACCCGTACTCAAGACACAGATGGAACTGGAAGCGCATGAAAAAGAGTGCGCTATCCGGTATGCTGCTGTGCAAGAAAAGCTAGAGGGTTTGGACAAACGCATGTGGCGTCTTGAAGCGATGATTATGGGTAGCACGATTATGGTGGTCGCAATGGTGGTCACAGTATTTATGGGAATGAATTAGTATGGCTGTATTCAGAGCATTTAAACCAGAAGCTATGAACAAAATCGCCAAAGCTATGGGCTATACAGGCAACATGAGTGAGTTCCAAGACTTCATTGAACAAGACCCTGCACGTCAGGCACGTATGGAGCAGTTTAGAAATGCTGCTGTGCAGATGGCGAAGGGCGGTATGGTAAAAATGCAGACGGGTGGTATTATTCCTCAAGCTGCAGTTCCACAGCAACAATTCCAAAATATAGAAAAGCCCGTGCTTGATGACGACGGCAACCCGACAGGTGAGACAGAATCTGTAGCACCTAATATCAAAGACATTTCTGCACAAATGATGCAGCAGCCAGGATTGCCAACTGGTGCCACGACAATGGCTGCACAAATCCAAGAAACACAGGGACAACTTGTGTCACCGACTGCTGGCACTGTTACTGGCACAGTGGCTATACCAACGCAACAAGCACCGGCACAAACTGCTGTAGCTGCTGCTGAAAAGAACGCAAACATTGTTAATGCCGCAGAATCTGCGCCAGCAGTAGACGTGGCAATGCAAGCTACAGAGGCTGCACAGGCAACACTTGACCCTCGTGCGCAGGTAACAGCGGCACAACAAACAGCATCTTCTGTTGGTAATCTACAGGCTGCACAAGGTAATGCTATCCTTCTTAATAATCCTGTGCAACGTCAGGTCCAAGCAGGAGAACTTATTAGTGGTGTAGCCAATGCACAAACAGCCTCACAATTTACAGAACAAATACAGGCAGCAGAAGCCACCCCATCTCAACAAGCAACTGTACAAGGACAGCTTGCATCCCTTACCGCAAACTTTGACTCTGCTAATCCACCGGCATGGGCTGCTGGTGCCATGCGTAATGCTACAGCAGTTATGGCACAGCGTGGACTAGGTGCCTCAAGCCTTGCCGGTCAAGCTATTGTACAGGCAACTATTGAAGCTGCACTGCCTATTGCACAAGCTGATGCGGCCACTCTTGCATCGTTTGAACAGATGAACCTGTCTAACAGACAACAGCGTTCTATGTTGGCGGCAGAGCAACGTGCTAAGTTTCTTGGCCTTGAGTTTGACCAAGGGTTCCAAGCGCGGGTCCAAAATGCAAGTCGTATTGCTGATGTGGCTAATCAAAACTTTACTGCTGAACAACAGATTGCTCTTGAAAATAGTCGTGCAGCAAACACGATGAATATTAATAACCTGTCAAACCGTCAGGCAATCGTACTAGCAGAGGCATCGGCACTTGCTAATATGGACCTGTCAAATTTAAATAATCGCCAACAGGCATCAGTACAAAATGCACAGAATTTCTTGCAGACTGATATGGCTAATCTTACCAACAGGCAACAGACCGAATTGTTCCGCGCACAACAGCGTGTGCAATCTTTATTTACAGACCAAGCTGCCATTAATGCAACACGCCAATTTAATGCATCTAGTCAAAATCAGGTTGACCAATTCTTTGCAAATCTTAACACACAAACTTCACAGTATAATGCATCACAAGTTAATGCACAGGCACAGTTTAATGCTGGTCAGATAAATGCGCAGGAAAGATTTAACGCAGAGATTAACAATCAACGTGACCAGTTTAACGCACAGAACCAGCTTGTGATTGCACAAAATAATGCACAGTGGCGTCGTCAGATTGCGACGGCGAACACTGCAGCAGTCAATAGGGCTAATGAGATAAATGCAGATGCTGTCCTTGAGATGTCACGTGATGGCTATGACAATCTATGGAACTATTATGCCGACACAATGGAGTGGGCATGGACATCTGCTGAAGCACAGCTTGACAGATATCAAGAGATGGCTCTTGAGCAACTTCGTCAGGACAAAGCCCTTGAGGCATCTAACATTGCAGCTTCCACCTCGTCTGGTAATGCTATTGGTAACATGATTGCGACACTTGGTTCGGCAGCTATTACAGGAGGGTTGTTCGGATAATGGATACAAATGTAGGACCAAAAGGATATTTTCAGACGGAGGCTCTTGCAAAAGAGTTACGTAATCGCAATATACAAGCAGAGCCTACGGGCAGTGGTTTGTTGCGTTCAACCCGTCGTCAAAATCCAATGACGCCAGAGTTAGAAGATAGCCCAGTAGTTCGTGTGGCAGAATATTTTAACACAATTCGTGATAAGCGTATGGAGATAAAGAGTGGCAGAACCACAGTTTGATGCGCCTATCCCTGGCATGGGTATGACCCATGAGTTGGGGGCAAGGCCGTGGCAAAATCCTCCTCTCTACACTACAGTAGATGAGGCACTGGATTATTATGTCCCACGTATGGCTAGTGACGACTTCTCTGAACAGCTTATGGACGTAATGGAGATGGGCATTCCTCTAACTACGCTGGCAAACACTATCCAGTTGTCTGGCGTAATGGATGGTAAACACAGTGCTGACGTTGGTATTCTTATCATGCCTGTCCTGATTGAGATGATGCGCTTTATTGGTGATAGTGCTGACATTGAATATACCACAGGTCTTGAAAAAGATAAGGGTACACGGTCAACTCTTGTGACAAAAGCCATTAACAAACTTCGTGTGGAAGAGCAGGGTGAAGAAGATGTGCCACAAGAAGAAGAGGCACCGGCACAAGAAGAACTTCCTATGGAAATGCCAGATGAACCACAGCCTAGTGGCTTGATGGCACGGAGAACATAATGGCACTATTTGGTAGTTTGGGTAAAATGTTAGGACTTGATACACCATTCGGTCAAGGTTTGGTGACAGGTCTTGCTGAAGGTGTTACTCGTGAAGTAAAAGACGACATGAAGAGCCGCAAGGAGCGAATCAACCGGCTTGCTGATTACAAGATTAAACGCGATGAAGAAGAGCGTGAGCGTTATATAAAAGAGTTACGTGAAAATCTTGAAAAGGTAAAGGGTATTGCTGGTAAAGCTGGCGGCATTAATGGTGCAGAATATCTTATTCGTACATATGGTATAGAAGAGGCAGTAAACAAAGCAGGGCAAATAGAAACTTTAAGTGGTTTTGGTGTAACACCAGAGTTTGCAACGACAGATGAAAATCAAACC